TAAAAGTTACCATTTATATTTTCTCTTGAAGCAAATGGTAAATAGTAGTTAGTTAAATCTATTTTATAATGAGAAGTATCTAAATAAGATTCTAACTTATTTTCTACCGCACCTGCATATCCTATTTTAGCTACAACTGTTGCTTTACTATATTGGTTTATCCCCATAGCTACATTATTATCTATATTGATCTCATATTTACCAGGACCATTATATATAGAAGAAAATTCTGGAGCTGCCTTAAAGTCATTATAGATAAGTTTAATAAAAACAGGCTCAATTGCATCAAACTGTTCAAAGTATGCTACAAACATATAATATGGTCGTAGTTTATTTTCATTAAATATCTTACTCATAAAATTCTCTTATAACAACTAATATTTCACCTAAAACATCTGTAGTAGAAGAAAGTGTTATATCAAAAACATTGATATTTAAATTACTTTTTGTATCATTTGTAAAAGAGGCTGTAATAACTATATTACTAGTAGTACTATGTATAATACTAACATCTTGTATAACATTTGTTGGGTTCTTAAAAAAACCAACATCAAAAGTAATACCATAACTACCAGTACCATCTGAAACTTGAGTTATAAAAGTATCCCCAAACTCATTAATATTGTTAACATATTCCCAAGTTAATGTACTAGCTGGTTTTATTAGTTTTATATAAGCATGTCTAAAAGGACGTATCCTTCTAGATATACGTTTAATTTCTTCTGGCTTTCCTATAACACTGAATCCAGAACTATTATTTACAGTTGCTCCCATTATTTTTTACTACTTGGTTTAGGTCTATTTTTTGCTTGTATACGTGCTATCTGAAGATCATTCTTCATATTCTCACGTTCTACTTTTAATTTCTCTTTCTCTAAATTCTCCTTAGATTTAACTTCTCTTTCTTTAGCAGCTATCTCACGATCCTTTAAAGCTATTTCTCTATTCTTTATTTCTTTCTCAAGACGTAACTTCATACGCTCGTTCATATCTTTAGAAGCTGCCTCTTGTTGTTTCAAAGCAAGCTCACCAATCTGCATAGGATCTGGTATACCATTATCATCTTGATCCATGTCTTCCTGTCCTATATAAGACTGTATTTGAGCTACAGCTATCTTAGTATCATTATTACTATCAGCAATATACTTCTGCATCTCAAGCTTCATCATTTCCATTTGTTCTTGTTTAGCTAAAGCTTCTTGCTGCATTTGTTGCTGCATCTGTAACTGTTCTTGTTCTCTCTGTTGTCTCTCTTGTTCTATTTGCTTAGTCTTAGCTTTTAAGTCAGCAATAGACTCACTATTATAAACATCAACAATTTGTGAGAAATCAATCTTATCAGACTGCAGAGCAAATCTTAAGTTATCTTTAAATGCTTGTAATGCCTCATAATCAGAAGCCATATCTGTAACAAATACAGCATGATCTATATTTAGAGCATCACCATCTATCTTGAATAGAACATCAGCTAAATCATCAGTAATGTACTGCATTACCTTGTTATTACCATCTTGTAAAGCTAACTTAGCTACTTCAAGTAATGCTTCACATACACGTACTTTAGTAAAGTTATGTACTCTGAACCATTCTTCAGTAATGTGTGAAGATTGTACTACTGCTCTCTCAGTGTTACCAACAAGTTCTGATGCTGATATAGCACCCTTACGTTGTCTAGTTACACCAGATGTAGTTTCTATCTTCTGTTCTATATAATCAAGTAATTGTAAATTATACTGTATACTATTACCAAGCTCCATATCTAGGGACTTAGTTTGTGTAGACATATTTACATCACCATATCTTTCAGCCTTCTTACCTTCGTTATAAGTATTAACGAAAGCTACCTTCATCTGCTTAATATAGTAGAACCATTTCTCTGGTTCCCAGCCTGGAGGTATAAGGGTTGTATCAATAGTAGCTATTTTACCTGGGTTAGTAGCTATAAGTAACTCTGTGTTATACCATATAATCATGTATAGATAAACCCAAGGAACTACCCTATCCATTAAAGACACTGACTGTGAATTTAATGCATTATAGATAGTACCAACATAACCACTTCTACAAGCAGTAGGGTTCTCTAATGTTCTATACTGTATCGCGCAAGGTCTTACATTCAAGTAAATACCTTTAGTCTCATCACCAAGTCTAGTACCTTCCCAATATTCTGTTATCCAGAATTTCTCTAATGTTTGTGTAGGATCTGTTTCATCTATAACGAAATCCTCATCAACTAAATCTCTTACAAGTTCACCAGTTTCAGGGTTAATATAATTCCAGAAACCCATTTCTCTAAAAGACTTCCAACGAACACGATGAACAGGAATACCTTTCATGTTTTCTCTAGAAGTTAACTGGAAGATAGACTCAACCTCAGGTATAGCAAATGCCGTAGTCATAGCGTACGGATTCATTGTATACTCTGGGAAGTGTTTCTCCATGTAATCAATCTGTTTAGGAGAAAGGTACTCATAAAAATTATCTATAATCTGAGCTAACGTGAGGTATTCAACCTCATGTATCATATCAGCATAGTCTAATTGATCTGTATTAGGAGGTAATACAAAAGATGTATGTAAAGGATTAACCCTAGTAACTCTAGGACCATCTCCTACCATATCTACTCTGTAAATTTCCTCACCAGCTACTAGAGCATCCTTCCAACCTGTCTGGAAAATATCTTGTAAGTTTAATTTCTTTCTATAATAAGTGAGTAGTTTCTCCATAACACTCTCTCTCATATCTTTAGGAGAGTAATTAAGGTACTTCATAACCATCTCATCTGATGGTTCTTCACTTTCAGGGTCTAAACCCAACTTAGCTTTCAATGTTTGATCCAATAATTGGATAATCATCTCCTGCTTTTGCTTTTGTTTGGAGTGTAATACTCCCTCATTAATACCTCTAACTATTGGATTAAATCTCCTTTTAGCTTCTTCCCCAAATAATAGCATAAATGTTGGTGAAATAACATCATATGGTTGTAGTGAGGCAGGTAATTGGAATTCATTTAATCTTTCTTTACTTAAGTTAAATGGATTTAATGTATATTCAAAATCTGCACGGTTAATCTTATTATTCAGCAGATTATAATTTCTTCTCTTTTGTTGTACTGGGCTTCTTCTTCGGTCTTGGATGTTTCTACAGTGTCTTATGACACTATTAACACACAACTGTCCCCAAGCTTTATCTTTTCTAGCTCGTGGTAGCTTTTGTCGGGGCCAACCTCTTGATAAGAATTCGTTGTTATCTTCCATAAATTTAGGATAATCTACAAAATTATTACATTAATTAGTTGTTTTGCGTAAAATTTGCGAAAGTTACACACACTATATAGCACTATAGTCGAAAAAGGGTCCTCTTGGTTTAGGAGTGTACCTTATATTCTGATTATCACCACTTTTCTTGTTAAAAAAGTCATGTCTAAAGAAGGCATCATAACCCTCATCTTCAGTTTCCTCTAGTAATGCTTTAATTTTCTTTTTATCTGCAGCATAATACAGGCACATCATTAATGACATAACCCTATCGAAGTTCTTTTTAGGGTCTGGATCATAATGTATAAGCTCTTTTAGCAGAGGTATACTCCTGATAGTGTATAGATTAGATATTCCCTCTTCAGTAGAAGGACCAATTAACCACATCTTTATTAACTCTTCCCCGTACTCCTTCAACTGTGGCGCCATATGCATCCCCTTCTTCCTAGAAACAGTACTACTCTTAATGATATCATCTACAAATTTAGGCTTATCAGCTAACAAATGTACACAACCTTGGAATTGGAAGTAGTCAAATAATCCAACTATCTGATTCTCATACAATGCCTTAGCATTATAGAGCATTATTAACTTCCTACATATCTCGTAGAAGTCACGGGCAGTTGAAGGACGTCCTGTATACTCCGCAACTATCCGTTGGGTTAGGGTATCAAATATAAATATAGAACCCAGTGAACTAGAGTTCTCAGCCTGATCTTGTTGGTATGGGTCAATACCAGCAATATACCTACCGTACATTACTTGACCATCTGCAGCCTCTTTAGGTAACTCAAAAAGAACTACAGCTCCAGTTAAATCCTCATTAGACTGTTTATACGGGAATTGTTTAATTGGGAATAGGTCTTGATTAATCTTCCACTTAACAGTACCGTCAGTGTCAGATAATAGATCTACAACATAGTCAGCATCTTGTATATCAGGGTGTGTCTCAAGGAAAGATAATCTCTCCATAAGATCTGCTACAGGGAATATATTACCTGTTGTTCTTAAGAATGCCTCTTGTGGGGTCCTAGGATGCTGTGTAATGAACGTTTGATATGCACGCTTGTTACCAGACTTCCTAACCAAATCACGCTGTAAATCAAGCTCAGATAAAGCCTTAACCCTATCAGAGTTACCATCATCATCTACGTGAGGTAACTTATACCAAGCATCATCTACAAACCAACCACACTCACCTACAGCATTTTCATCCCATATATTCTCATAGGATCTTAAACCATAAGCCTCAGGACTATAAAACATAGAAGCAAAGTCTTGTGTACCACCTTCCATATCACCACCAGTACCGTATATAATTGGTATACCAATCATGACATCACCATCAGAGAACAAAGGTTTAGAAAGCATATAAGCCTCAATTAAACCAGGCCACTTACCAGCTTCCTCAAATAACATGACAGAAGATGATTTACCAATGGATTTAAATGGGTTATCTTTAAAGCTCATGGTCATAATCTCTGATTTGTACCCATGCTCTACCTCAATACCCTTCTCATTCTTTTCTTTAAATCCAGCTTTAATATGTACTCTGGTATCTATAAGTTTACGCTTAGCCCAATCTGTATGCTTATTTAAGAAGTTAATCATATCCAAAGCCATGTTCATAGTACTTTGGGAGTAATCACTCATAAACGCAGATATGATACTAAAGCTATCTCTATACCAGTTATATTCATAAACTAAGTTAAAGGCTCCTTTATACGAGAACCCTTTACGTCTGGACTTAGCTACAATCATACCTTCCCTACTATTCTTAGCTTTCTCTAGCTCATGATAGTAGTAGTAATCCATATCAAGAAAGCGAGGGAAAGACTCATACTTTCGTTGTCTTTTACCCTCGCCTACTGTAACCTTTATCCTACCAAAATTTAGATACGCGTAATGTTCACCAGTAACTCTAACACCAGCAACTGTATAACCTTCTTTACATCTACGATCTTGCTCATCCCAATATTCCTGATATTCATAAGTACCTGGAGGAGCAAACGTATAACAGTTAAACTTCATGAAGTGCGTAGCAGCTTCACAAAACAATTGTGTGTTAACAAACTTTAAACTCGTATCTACTTTATTCATTACAATAATTTAATTATTTTATAAGGGATACCAAGCAATAGCCTATTAACTATCTTTAGTATCTCCATAGTCTGAGCAATATTTACTTGCTCTTTCAAACCCTCATTCTGTGTTACTAGTTTCGCAAATTCTGTTATCTTCATTACTATAAATCTGGGTGTCCTTTATGAATTTCGTATAATTTTAATACCTTAAAGTATGTAATTACTGATACAACCCAAGCTAATACTGAGAATAAAAAGCTCATTATTTTAAGTATTTTAATTTGTAAATTGTTGAATACATTAATGCTTCAACTTCATCGATTTGATTTTGTATATAAGAATCTTGTGGTAATGATCTTCTAATAGTTTGTACCTTAGTAACAAACTCATTAAACATAGTAACACAATCTCCACCATAACAATCACACGTAGGCATTGGAATATTTAGTAACCCATACTTACCTTGAGCTGATTCCGCTAAAGCGTCTACAAGATCTACTATACCACTATAATAATCATCTAGAGCCTTATGCTCAGCAAAACTAGTAGTCTTTAAATGTGCTGCATGTGCAGCATCTCTAGTACTAAATAACATGGAGATAAACTCTCCTAGAGCCCCAGACTCTTTATTCTTATTTGCTTTATTAAGCAACTTATCAACAACCGCCATTTCCTAATTTATCTATTCTGAATAACCCTTTTGGTTCAGGTTTTTCTACTTTAATTGTAGGCCACTCGACTCCCTGAAAATTATCTTGTTTAGCTGGGCCTTCGTAGCCTAACAAGTTAAGGGCTTGATTAATTGTAATAGTACCTTTACGGTAGAGGTCAAGAATTACTTGCACCTCATCTCTATCTGTTGGTTTATTCATTATCTTTCTCTTGCGAGTACATTACCGCCACCACGTACTCTGTTTTGATTTGTTTCTTCCTTCTTAACTCTCTCCTCTAACTTATCTAGTGACTCTATAATTTTACCTAGCTTCTCTAAGTTAGATGTGTAGTTGCGGTGCTCAGGATCTTGGGTACGAAAGAATTCTGATAGTTTCTCCGCAGCAAACTTAGCTGACATTAACAGTCGTAGTGTTGGAGTCTGTTGTAGTTCCTCATACTTCTTAATAGCTGCATTAACTTTATCATCCCTTACCCAAGATTCATCACGTATGAAATCAGATTTTATTTTGTCTTCTCGTTCTCCTGGTGGGTATGCTGTATACGGAGACTTATAATCGGCCATGAAATATACATAAGCAATCTCTTTGTAGGCCTTACCCTTTTCCTTAGACTTATCTCTATCCCAGATTTCTTTAAATTCTGGAATCGAAATAACTTCTGGAGATATCTTAACAACATTATTTTCTAATTGGAATATACTCATTAGTTAGGTTTTGATTTAGTGGACCAGTCCCCCATAATAGCTACATTAGTTTTAACATCTTCACCATTCTTAGCTAATAGACTTGCTGATTCTTTCTTAGCTTCCTCAGCTAATCTAAAGATATCATTATCTTCAGTTGTCTGATAGTCTGCATGCATTTTAGCATATTCAGCAGTTACTATATGATCTATACGATAAGGATCTACAATTAGAAACTCCTCACCAAATAATGTTGTAATACCCCACTTACCACCAGGTTCTAACCCAGCGTAATCTCCAGGGAATATATTAAGTACAGAAGCACCCACAGCTATTACTGGGAAGTATGGTTCAAATTCCATACGCTTCTCATCAGCTATTACAATACCACTATACTTCTTTCTAAGTACTCTTAGTAATACTTTATTACCTATTACTTTTATATGCTTACGCACAATATCATCACTTACTGTTGGTCTTTCGGACTTTAGTTGTGTTCCTTCCAGGTTTACCAATTTTTCTTTTCCCATTTGTTGTTTTTTGTTTTTCGTTTAATTCTATTTTAAAGCCCCGTATCTCAAAACCATTTTGTTTCTTACGTAATTCCCATAGTTTATCACACGGCATATTGACTATCATTTGACCCAGGTCTCTATGAGAGATAACACTCATATTCTTTACTACCTTACCCTTAGAGTTTAAATACTCTGTAACATTATCTATCAAATCTAAATCAATCTGATGATGTCTTAGTACATCTCTAGCTATAAGTTTTGAAGAACCATCTGCGTTCTCCTTATATACATCTGAAAAATAAGGTATCAAATATAACATATTATTCCTCCCATCCCCCATTCTTGTATTTAGGACACCCATCTGGGGTTGATGAGTAAACCTTTAATGGTGTAAAACAAAGACAGCCCTTACACACCATTGTATTCTCCTCAAGCATATCACACTTCTGACAGATCTCTGATCTTATCTTGGCTTTCTCTGCTATCTCCTGTGTTGGATTTATCTTGTTCCTCAAGGCTTCCACTATCTCTGTTAACTTCATCAAATTTAGCACTCTTTTTAGGGAATAGTATCCCAAAGTTATGTAATCTAATTGACTTAGGTTCTTTAGCCCTAACCATATTAGTTATAAATTTAAAGGGCTCACTTATTATAGCCCTAACTTGTATCTTAGACAACCCAAACTCTTCTGAGAGCTGGTCAACAAAATCATCAATCTTCAGTTTCATGTTGTAACGTTACTTGTATATAATAAGCATTCTTATCATCCCCAACAATAGAAACATACTCAGTCCTTAAACCAGGTATTAAATCCTCTTGGTGAGCTAACTCTCTCTCCATTATTGAGAGAGCATTAATAAAATCCTCTAAACTATAGAACTTATATAATGTTACCTTCACTTAACTTCAAATTCAACATTTATGATATACTTCCCATCTCTTGGGTAGGAAATAAACATAGGGGCTACACCACCATCAGTAATATAGCCCTTCTGTCTTAACTTTAACATAGCATCATCAAAAACACGTTTACCCAACCGTAACTTAGTACGTAATGAATCCAGTGTATCTTCATGCATCAATATCCCTTGTATATCTTCCTTATCCTTATTCAAACTATGTAAGGTAATTAAACTAGCTAGTACATTACGCTCAACCTTAGTTAACTTTAACATAGGGTCTAACCATAACAAATAGTTATAAAACAAGCTTGGTTTAGTTACTGTTACTCTCATCTTTTATCTTATCGTAAGTTATTCTCAATATAGTAGCCATACCATTCCCATCAGTAGGAAAAGCAGATGGTACTTCAAGGTAATCTACTCTTTTATAACCCATACCCTCATACTCCTTATCTATATTATCAATATAATCCTGATCTACTAATTCCTTAACTAGAATCCTAGTTATTGTTGAACCACTAATAATCTTATCTTTTTTCTTCATTTCCTTTAATTTTGAAAATACTTCGCCCTGAGTGAAATCTCTTCGATTTACTTTTTGATATCATTATCTTGAACTTGAGCTAAGTCGTCTAGTTTTCACCTACCGTAACCCCAGAGCATTCACAATCTCTTCCTAGCTTTATCTGGGCAAATTCTCTTGTATCAAGATGGGCTCCTCACTACTATTTGTAGGTTTACTGTCCCTTAGAGAGTCTATAGTTGATCCGACGATTACATATAGACGAGTCTAATTTTGGGCTGGGTGAGGGAATCGAACCCCCATTCGATACTTAAGTATCATAATGCCTATTTATACTAACCCAGCCAAGTTACTAATCCAAGGTAGCAACCCGAATTCAAGTAACAGACGCAAAGATAATATATAAATCCTCAAAATCCAAATAAAAATGGGATTATTTTTTAGTGAAAAATGTAACTACTTGATTTTGTAGGAAAAAAATTTTCTGTAAAAAAATTTTGTGTATAAAAAAGAGCGCGAACCACCCCAATAACACTACCCCCTTAGTGACCTTGCCCGGCAAGGGGTGTGTACCTTATCGGAATCCAAAGTTCAAAAACTAACTAAAAACAAAGAAAATGAACAAATTCAAAAACATTACCGAAGCAGAAGCATTCATTAAAGCTAATGGAATGGAACGTTCTGAAGGTAACGCCATGCGCTTACCAAGTGGATTAGAAGTGGGCAATGTATTCAACGCTACTTCAACTGGGACTGTATTCGTTGCTGAAACGAAGAAGAGCCGCGAAGCAAGGGAGAAAAACCCTCAACTGAAGAAAGCTGTGTATATTGGTTACGAATACCAATCAGAGGAGCATGGTACGTTCAACCGTTTACAGGACTCTAAAGCAGGTCAAAAGTTCAACTGTGTTGTTGTCGAAAGCAAAAACACTGATGAGAAGGGAAATCCTTACCTTGACTTGAAAATGAGTGAAGTAACGGTGAAAGAACCTGAGCGCGTTGAGCCTTAAGTAATTGATCCTCAGAGGGGTAGTGTTCACTCACTACCTCTCTTATTTTTTTAACTTAGTCAGTTCTAATGAGGTACATATAACATATAGCACTATAATCTTATTTATAAACCTTATAATACAAACACAAATGAGCTACAAAATCACTAATTTCACTCAGATCAAAGAGATCATTGAGCCTATACCTAAAGAGCAATTCATTGCTCATAAGTTTGTTGATAAGGTGGGAAACTGTTGTTTCCTAGGTCATATCAATATGCATTTCAATAAATCAAAGAGTATGACTGAGCCTTGTAAAGCAGTAGCGGGTGATGGGTATGGTGCTAGGGAATTAACAGCTAAATTCTTAAAAGATAAGCTTGGTTATAATTTCAGTATGGATGGTTCTCACATTAATAATTCAGAGTGTTATAAACCATATACTGAGAAAGAAATAAAAGACAGAGTAATGCACATGATAAATGATGCAATAGCTGCTGGTTATTAGTAAATACAAATGAGCTACCACCCGACCGAGACTAAGGGCTTTAAGCACTGTAGCGGTTGGGTATAACAGAGAGTTAAACATCCTAATGGTAGTTAGGATCTCAATGACAGTAATCAAACTGTTGAAAATAGGTAAAACTATCCCTATTAATCTGGTCAATTAGGAGATGAAAACGTCCACCTACACCAGAAACTTAATTAAGCCCTAGAAGCGGGGTTTAGTAGAGATATAAAGCGAAGTGAAACTCTACTATTAATGCACCACAACTCACGTAGATATAAAGACTTCTTAGAAAAAACAAGCAGTAATGCCTCTGTAGGGAAATGTAAAATAACCGTCGAAGAGATGCCCCTAAGATGTGAAACTACCTGATTAACTCGCAGTTAGCAATAACGTAAGTCTTACTTAATCAGCTCCCAAGGGTTAGCAGTTGTAATAATAGTGACAAACATCATGAGGTGAAGACCATCATATCATAGTGATATGTAAAGCCATGTTTTGTGAAAACTATATTACAACTGAGTGCAGAGGGAAGTCCAAATTTAACTGATTATTAGACTATAAACATTAGAATCAGTCCTTAGAGTGGTGGTTGATAGAAATATCATAAACTCTGTAATGCACCATTTCTACTTCCCAGTGTAGGGGGGTAAAATAGAATAAACTATTGAAATTAGGTAAT